TCATGAGGCGTTTAAACATCACTACCCCTACTATGACAATGGTGGGAAATTTATCGGCACTAAGGCTCGCAGAGTGAGCGACAAGAGCTTTAGTACTTCAGGCAACATGAAGGACAATACGCTGTTCGGTCAGCAGTTGTTCAAGAATGAAGGTCGCTTCGTAACAGTCGTGGAAGGTGAGCTAGATGCTCTTGCAGCTTTCGAGATGCTAGGTTCTAAGTTCCCAGTCGTGTCTGTCAGTAAAGGTGCAGCAGGTGCTGTTAAAGACTTCAAGAAAAACCTAGAGTGGCTTGAGGGTTTTGAGAATGTTGTAATTGCATTCGACAATGACACTGCCGGACGTGAAGCTGCGGATAAGTGTGCTCAGATCTTAAGCCCTAACAAGGCTCGTATTGTAACGATGGGTATGTTCAAGGACGCATCGGATTACCTTACGAACAACAAGATCAGGGACTTCACTAATGAGTGGTGGGAAGCTAAACCCTATCGCATCACTGGTGTTATCACTTTGGAAGATGCGTGGTCAGACTTCATCAAGCGAGGCACTGAGGAGATCATTCCTTTCCCCGAGTCATTCGGAATGCTTAACTCGATGATGAATGGTGGTATCGCTGCCGGTGAAATTACTGTCTTAGGCGCTCTCACGTCTATCGGTAAAACAACAATGGTCAATGAGCTTGTGTATCACTTCTGGAAGAACACAAACAAAAACATTGGCTGTGCTTTCTTGGAGGCATCTAAAGGTGAAGCTGTTGAGAATTTACTTACAATTCATACGGGACACAATCTCTCCCTTGAAGACCGCAAAAACATCGACTTCGATAAGCTACATACCGACATTATTACTGATGGCAGGATTCTTCTACTTGATCATCACGGTGCTGTAGACTCCGATGAGCTTTTCATTAAGCTCCGTGCAATGGTGAAAGGATCAGGCTGTGAAATCCTAGTGATTGATCCTCTGCAAGCTGCGGTAACATCCAACGCTAACGAGACAATCGATGACTTTATGGATAGATTGCTTAAGCTTGCTAAAGAGACCGATGTATCAATCATCGTAGTTTCTCACATGCGTAAGCCATCATTGAGTAATCCTCACAACGTTAATGAGTATGACTTGAAAGGCTCAGGTTCTATTAACCAGATTGCATTCAATACGATTCTACTGTCACGAGATAAGATGTCAGAAGATGAGTATGCTCGTAACTCTACAATGGTGCAGGTAGTTAAGTGCCGTAGAACAGGACTGACAGGAATGGCAGGTTGGTTGTACTACAATAGCTACACAGGGAGATTAGAACGTGGAGAAGCACCAGAGCAACACGCTGCCGGAGAAGAGGACGAATTCTAAGCGTGAACGTAGGACATTGTACAAGAACGCTGCAAAAGCTTTGTTTGGAGACAAATGTCAAGACTGCGGCTATGATGAACATTGGGAAGTTCTTGAGTTTCATCACAAGATTCCAAGAGCTGTTACAGGTAGACCAATGGTTCATCAAGCAGCCGATTGGAAGTGGGAGAGATTTAGAGATGAAATAGTAGAACATTGTGTGTTACTATGCCCAACGTGTCATACGGTACGACACTTAACTGAAGATAATGATAGTTTAACTTTTACGAATGAAACTAATTTTTGATATTGAAACTGATGGACTCAAACCAACAATCATTTGGGTAATTTGTGCTATCAAGGACGGTAAAGAAGTAACAATAGAAATGCCTACCAAGGCTGCCATTGAGCAGCTACTGGAAGGTGTGACGGAAGTTATCGGACACAATATCATCGCTTACGACATCCCTGCGGTTGAGAAGCTGCTAGGGGTATCTTTTAACAACATTAAGATCACTGACACGTTGGTGTTGAGTCGGTTGTATAACCCTTCGCTTGAAGGTGGTCATTCTTTAGGTAAATGGGGAGAGCGTTTAGACTTTCCCAAAGGAGACTACAATGATTGGACTGCGCTTACGCCTGAGATGGTGGGATACTGTCAGCAGGATTGCAGGGTTACTGAACGACTTTACCAAGTTCTCATCGAAAAGCTTGCACAGTTTGGAGATGAAAGCATTGACCTTGAGCATAACGTACAGAACTCAATTGTTAAACAAATCGATAACGGATGGACTCTCGACCAGAGACGAGCATTCGATCTTCTAGCGGAGCTACAGGAGAAACAAAATGACCTTGAAGACATGGTTAGGAAGGTGTTTATCCCGCTTCCTACTTTTCTTAAAGTGGTTAAACCCAAGTACAAGAAAGACGGTAACCTTTCATCCGTCGGACTTAAGTTTCTTGGAGATCTGTGGGTTCACGTTGTCGGTGATTTTAGCCGTATCGATTTTCCTGAGTTCAATCTGGGCAGTCGGAAGCAAATCGGAAGATACCTACAATACTTTGGTTGGAAGCCAGACAAGTTCACAGAAACAGGTCAGCCAATAGTTGACGAGAAAGTCTTAGAGAACGTTACAGACATTCCAGAGGCTCAGCTAATCGCTAACTACTTGTTAGTGCAGAAGCGTATTGCTCAGGTGCAATCTTGGGTAGATGCTGTGCAATCCGATGGTCGTGTTCATGGTCAAGTGAATGCAATCGGTGCTGTGACTGGACGTATGACGCATAGTAGCCCTAACATGGCTCAGGTTCCCGCAGTGTACTCTCCGTATGGTAAGGAGTGCAGAAGCTGTTGGGTAGTGCCTGAAGGGTATAAATTGGTAGGCGTGGATGCCTCAGGACTAGAGCTACGGATGCTCGCACATTACATGGGTGATCAGGAGTACACTAATGAAATCCTCAACGGAGATATTCATTCTGCGAATCAAGGTGCTGCAGGACTCGCTTCACGAGATCAAGCAAAAACATTCATCTACGCTTTCCTCTACGGAGCAGGAGATGCAAAAATCGGATCAATTGTGGGAGGCAGCTCTACAGTTGGAAAACGACTTAAGAATAAGTTCCTCGAAAATACTCCGGCTCTTGCAGAGCTTAGAGACAGGGTTGGAACTGCGGCAGCAAGAGGCTACCTTCGCGGACTTGACGGACGACGTCTTTGGATAAGATCAGAACACGCAGCCTTGAACACTCTACTGCAAGCCGCAGGTGCTGTGGTGATGAAGAAGGCTTTGGTGATCTTTGAGGACTTTGCAAAGCAATGGAAGCTAAACTACCGCATGGTGGGTAATATCCACGATGAGGTACAGATGGAAGTTCAGGACAAAGACGCTGAGAATGCAGGATACTTGATGGTAGAGTCAATAAAAGCCGCAGGTGTTGCCTTTGATATGCGTTGCCCTCTGGACGGAGAGTATAAAGTTGGGAATAATTGGGCGGAGACACACTAATGGAAAACACATTTCAAAGAGACCTAAAAATCGGACAGGAAGTTGAAAAAGAAGTCTTAAAGATGGTTCAAAAGAAATATCCAGATGCGTATATTATCGAAGGGTATTGTAAAGAAGGTGATATTCACATTCCAGAACCACATGACAAGTATGTTGAAGTTAAGGCTGATTTCATGTCTAAGAAAACTGGTAACATTGTTGTGGAAGTAGAATTCAATGGGGTTCCTTCTGCATTGTCTACTACAAAGTCATATCGATGGGTGTTTTTTACAGGTGATAAGTACATTATTACGTCTCCTAAAAGACTCAAGAAAATGATTGAAGACAACAAGTTAATCCCTGCGACGTTTGTAGGTAGGGGTGATTCTTGTTCTAAACAAGCGTATCTAGTTAAACAGCATCTTATTGAGAACACAGCAATAAAAGTAATTGACCTGTAGGCAAAACTGTAGTATACTATAGTTCTACTTTGGAGATAAAATGAAAGAAATTAAGACGCTCGTCCAAGATATTTATGACCTCATGGAGAAACGTAATACTCCTGAAGGTGTAGATGTGGATGCTGAGATTGAACGCTTCGGCGAGTCAATGAAAGATTTAATGAAGAAGGAATTCTTACCATCTTCCTACTCAGGTCGTAAGTTGCGCCTAAGTGCAATTGGCAAGCCTGATCGTCAATTGTGGTACAGCTACAACGGCTATACTGGTGAGAAACTTCTTCCACACAACTTCATCAAGTTTATGTACGGTCACATGATTGAGGAAATGTTATTGTTCTTCACTCGCATGGCAGGACATACCGTTGAAGGTGAACAGAAAGAATGTATCTGTGAGGGTGTCAAAGGTCACATGGACGCCCGTGTTGATGGTCGCTTGATTGATGTTAAGTCTACCTCATCTTACGGCTTCAAGAAGTTCAAAGATGGCACACTCGCAGAAGATGATCCGTTTGGTTACGTTGCGCAGCTCAAAGCTTATGCTCACTCAGAAGGTGATGATAAGTATGGTTGGTTAGCCATTGACAAGCAAAATGGTCACTTGACTTACCTTGAGTATGACAATGCAACCAAACACCCTAAGATAGACTACAGCATTGCTGATCGTGTTAATCACGTTAAGACTATGGTGAAGTCAGAAGAACCGCCTGAGCGTTGCTACGATCCTGTAGAGGATGGCAAGTCAGGCAACATGAAGCTGCCAGTAGGTTGTTCTTACTGTGGCTATAAGAAACATTGTTATCCAGATCTACGTGGCTTTGCATACTCGACTGGTGTTCGTTTCTTAACTAAAGTTGTTAACGAGCCAAAAGTACCGGAGATTACCTTATGATGGCTACAGCAGAAATCATGGTCTTTAAGACGATGGAAGGAGACTTCTCATTTAGAGAGGTCATGAGAGATACCGATGGTGACATTTGTGGCATCGCTCCATTCGATGCAGCACCTATGGGTGAAACTCTTGAAGGTCTAGCGTATGATCTTAGTCTGTTCATCAAAGCTCTAGAGATGCCTTTCTTGTGCGAAGAAGACCTAGAGTACGATGAGGATCAGGAGGTCGAGATGATGGAAGTATATAAAGAGGTCTCAGGCGGCAATGTTCACTGATGAATGTTTGAAGTATGTAGACGTTGAGACTCTCTGTGACGTGCTAGAGATCGATGTAGAAGACATCCTAGCAGCATTCCCAGATAAGATCGACGAGCACCTAGAGAAGCTTAAGGAGCTATTTGACAATGACTGAATTAACGTATCGTGAAGTCTGCGACGCAGTAGCTAAACGCAATCAAGCAGGTCGTGCTGCAAGACAAACTCAAGTAGGTGGTGATCACTACTCTAAGATGAAGATCCAACCTATCGACTTCATCACGCAAAACCAACTGACATTCATTCAAGGAAACATTATCAAGTACATTTGTCGTTACAAGGATAAGAACGGTCTTCAGGATCTTAAGAAGGCGCAGCATTACCTGAATATGCTTCTGGAGAAAGAATATGGAGTGGGTCAACGCAAGTTTGATTGACAACTTTGAGGATCGACTAGATGAGTTCCTAGGATTTATCTACGAGATCAAACTCACGGATGGTCGCTATTACATTGGACGTAAACAGTTCTGGACGTCAAAGGGATATGAGACACCTTGGAGAGAATACAACTCTACCTCCAAGACAATTAAGGAAAACCCAGAGCTGATAGCATCTAAGGAGATCATTGGTCTCTTCACATCGAAGTCAGCCATGAGATATGCCGAAGCAGCATGCATCTTGTGGTCTGACTCTTATTTAAACCCATTGGGTCTCAATTGGTCATTTGATTCTTGCAAAGGAACCCTGAAGCTGACCGATGAAGATTCACAACAATTACAACATTTGGAGACAAGATGGCAATCTTAAGCGACTTCGCTCTAGAGACACTACAGGATCGCTACCTGCAAGATGGCGACAGTTCTGTATCTCAAGCATTTGCTCGTGCAGCCTCTGCATTTAGTAGTAATCAAGAACATGCTAATCGTATGTTTGATTACGTTTATGAAAAACAATGGATGACTTTGGCAACACCTACGTTGTCCAATGCTCCACAACGTAAGTATGAAACTTGGGGTCGCTTTGATACCGACGCCTTTGAAGATCGTCGTGTAGGTCTACCTATCTCATGCTTCCTGAACTACGTACCAGATTCTCGGGAGGGCTTAGGTGATCATTATAATGAGAATATTTGGCTCGCCTCCAGTGGTGGTGGTATTGGAGGTTACTGGGGACACGTTCGATCTGATGGTGCTAAGACTGCTAACGGTTCTCAATCGACCGGCTCAATCCCGTTTATCCATGTGGTTGATTCGCAGATGCTTGCGTTTAATCAGGGCAAAACACGTCGTGGGTCTTACGCTGCGTATATGGATATTTCACATCCAGAGATTATGGAGTTCCTTGAGATCCGTAAGCCCACAGGAGGCGATGCTAATCGGAAGTCTCTTAATCTTCATCACGGAATTAATATTCCTCATCGATTCATGGAGCTTGTGGAAATCGCACTTGATGGCGGCGACCCTGAATGGCACCTCATTGATCCCAACAGTGGAGACATTACCGAGACTGTAAGCGTTAAAGCTTTGTGGCAGAAGATCCTAGAGCTACGTGCGTCTACTGGTGAACCATACTTGCATTTCATCGACACTACCAATGAAGCGTTGCCTGAGGAGATGAAGCAGCAGGGCTTACGTGTACACCAGAGCAACTTATGTTCTGAGATTACACTACCTACCAACAATGAGCGTACAGCAGTATGTTGCCTTGCATCATTGAACTTGGAGAAGTGGGACGAGTGGAAAGATGATGTAGGCTTTATCTTCGACGTAGTAGAGTACCTAGATAACGTACTAGATTACTTCATTCAGAATGCACAGAATATGCCTAAGGCAGTCTTTAGTGCCTCTATGGAGCGTAGCATTGGCATCGGTACTCTAGGCTTCCATGCGCTACTTCAGAGCAAGATGATTCCTTTCGAGTCAGCCATTGCTAAGTCACTTAACATGAACATTTTCAAGATCATTAAGGAGAGAGCACTTGAAGCGACAAGATCCCTTGGAGCACGTAGGGGTGAAGCACCAGATATTCTTGGTAGTGGGAAGCGTAACGCTCATCTGCTTTCTATTGCTCCTAACGCCTCTAGTAGTATTATTGCTAATACCAGTCCTAGTGTTGAGCCTTGGAAAGCAAATGCTTTTACACATAAGACACTATCCGGTAGTCACTTCGTCAAAAACAAACACCTTGAAGCCCTTCTGGAAGAGAAAGGGTTAAACACTAAGGAAGTTTGGAAGGGTATTACAACTAACGGTGGTAGCGTACAGCACTTGATGGAGCTAAATGAATATGAGCGAGATGTCTTCAAAACAGCGGATGAAATTGACCAACGATGGATCGTGGATCATGCAGCAGATAGACAGCCTTTCATTTGTCAAGCCCAGTCAATTAACTTGTTTATTCCGCAAGGGATGGACATTAAGGACTTCTCCCACCTCCATGTCCGTGCATGGAAGAAAGGTCTAAAGACATTGTATTATTGTCGTTCAGCTCCGGCACGTCGTGCAGAGAACCTTAACAGTAAAGTAGAACGTATGTACTTAGAAGATCAGGAGTGCCTATCATGTCAGGCTTAATGACAGACCGAGATTTTTACAAACCCTTCAGCTACCCAAGAGCATTTGAGTTCTACAACGAACAACAGAAGATGCACTGGTTGCCTGAGGAGGTTCCTTTGCACACCGATGTGTCTGACTGGAATCACAAACTAAGCAAGGAGGAGAAGCACTTATTGACGCAGATCTTCCGATTCTTTACACAAGGAGATGTGGACGTAGGTAAGGCATACTTCGACAAGTATGTCCCTGTGTTTAAACTACCTGAGTTGCGAATGATGATGGGTGCATTCGCTAACATGGAATCAGTACACCAACACGCATATAGTTTGCTGTTGGATACTGTAGGTATGCCTGAGGCGGAATATCAGGCGTTTCACTCATTTGAGGAGATGCAAGCAAAGCATAACTTCATTACGCAGTTCAAGATTGAGGCGGATGAAGGTGATGAAGAGTTTGTATCGTATGACAGACTACAATCAATTGCTAAGTCACTAGCGGTTTACTCAGGGTTCACCGAAGGCTTACAGTTGTTTAGTAGCTTTGCCATCCTCATGAACTTCCAACGGTTCAATCGGATGAAAGGAATGACCACGATTGTGGAATGGTCAATCAGGGATGAGTCCCTCCATGTGGAGGCGATGACTTGGTTATTCCGTGAATTCATCAAGGAGAACCCTTGGATTTGGACAGATGAGTTTAAGAAGGAATTGTATACAATCTGTCGGGAGATGGTAGATCTAGAAGACCACTTCATTGATCTTGCGTTTGAACAGGGAGGCATTCAAGGACTGACTGCGGAGGAGGTGAAGCAATACATTCGATATATTGCGGATCGTCGTCTACTTCAACTAGGACTGAAGCCCAACTATGGCGTCAAGGAAAATCCACTGGAGTGGCTAGATTGGATTCTCAACGGTGTCTCACACGACAACTTCTTCGAGAAGAGATCCACAGAATATGCCAAGGCAGGCACTTTGAAAGGAGAGCTGTGGACGTAGAAGCCTAAATAGACACCACTTTAGCCCCTCAGAAGCCCTAGGAAAGCCTCTGAGGGGTTTTTTATGCTTCTTAGTATGGTTGTACCCCTAGCATTTCCATGAGGCTCTGAGGGCGATTCATGGCTCGCTCACGAAGGACATACTCTAGAATTGCATCCTCATTGACCTTCATCTTGTCATCAAATTGCTTCTGGAGAAGCTGATTTAGCATACCCACAGATCCCATACCGTAGCCGTAAGGGGCGCCCATGAGAGCACCTAGGCGACTCACGGGTGGCATTGAGTATTGCATACCTACGTTTGGTGGGAAATAAGCACCACCTTGATTGAGACCAACTGCAGGTACACCACCTTGCATTGCAGGCGCCATACCCATACCAAGGTCAGCACCTAAGAGACTCATTAATCCAATATTGTTCATGGCTGTGCGTCCTCTTGAGAACCGTAAAACATACTTCTAGTAGCTGTTGGTGTTACATAACTACCTGCTTGTAAAGCTTCTCCGATTACTTGACGTGTGGCAGGAGCAGTTGCTGTTTTATATGCCCCATATCCGGCAGAACCTACAGCAGCTCCTATCGCTAATCCCGGTTTAAAAAGAAGAGATGTAGCAGGAGAGAATAAACCCAAAGTGATATGAGGGTGTGCTTTAGCAAACTGTAAGACCTTATCTCCAAATTTCGGCTTCTTGTCAGTTACAGAAGCTAAGTTTTCCTTAGCTAAAATTAATTTATGTTGACGATTACGTAATGAAGTCACATCTAAACCTTGAGTAGAGGCGATTTGATCCTGAAGGTCATTAATTGCATTACGATAAGCTTTAACAAAAGGAGAGTTCTTAGCATCACCGTGAAACACTGACTTAGGATTAGCACTTTCACGTTTAATAGTATTGTCAAATTGAGTACGAAGCTTACGAAGACCTTTTGGAGTATTGTCAAAGTTTTTAAGGGCTGATTCAATAATGTCATCAAGACCTTTAACAATATTTGCATTAGCTTTACGCAAAGGATCTAATGTGGCATCGTCAGCTGCAAGAGACTTCATTCGATTCCTTATTGATATAGATACAATAGGATTAGGAACTGCAGTGGTTACTTTACTGAGAGTGTCATTTACCTGCTTGTCTAAACGATAAAGTTCTGCGTCAATTGCAGAGATGTTTACGTCTGGTTTAGCTCCGGGTTTAATACCTTTGACAGTTAAAGCAGTGTCTAAAATATCATTGTCAAGCTTAAGTTGCGTAGGTTTTAAATCAGCACGATTTGTCTTAGCTTTAGGTGAATTATCTAAGAATGTCTTACTCATTACATTCTTTTGACGTTTTATCTTACCCGCAGCGGCTGATGCTTTAGCAATACCTCCAGTAGCTTTCAGACCACCTTTGAGACTTGTTTTACCCCAAGCTGCCGGAGTCATACCAGTAACAATATTGGTGAGAGATTCAATATTACGACGATCTTGTGGTTCTAAGCTTTGATACCACTGAAGCATCTGTTGTGCTTCTTCAGTAGACATAATAGCTTCAGTTCCTGAGGCAATCTGTTCAGATAGCCAAGCCTCAGCTTCATCTGCAGTCTTCTCAGACAATATTGCAGATACAGTTTCATGAGCACCTGTCTTAATAGTTTCACCTACAGTATCAGCAAGGGTTCCAAAGAAACCTTTACCTACAATATCGAGACCTAAACGACCATAATCTAAAGCAGTTCCTTCACTAGCGGCAAAGTCTTGCATTGCAGCGCCTACTTCACCACGACGACGCTCAGATATTTCGCTTAAGCGAGAACCATAAGTAGATTCTTCAGGAGGATTGAAGATTAAGTCTAATTCGTCTTTAGGAGCTTCCTGAGGTGTGCCCTGAGGAGCTTCCATTGCAAAAATTCTATCTAATTCGTCCATTGCTTGCTCACTCTACTGGAATAGGGAACTTAGTGTTAGGAAATTGTTTCTTCCAACGATCCAATGCTTCTTGTTTACGCTCAGGATTCGCATCAATGAAGTTAATTAAGTTTTCAGCAATTGTCGCTTGACGAGCATCCTCCTTATCCATTTCCTTTACTTTAGTAGTTTCAGTCTTAGAGCTACGGAACTGAGCAATCTTCTCGTCATTAAGCAAGAATTGTGGTTGTTCTTTAACCCATTTACGTTGATGAAGTTGCCACTGCTCAGGAGTTGCGTTTGGATTTTCTTCTAACCATTTAGAATATTCATCTGCAAGATTAGCTTTACGCTCTGCTATATGTTTTGCAAAAGCAATCAACAAACGGTTGCCCTCAACCGAGTTTCCTAAGTTAGGAGATGCACGTTCAAACAAGATCATCTCCATGTTCGAGATAGCACCTTTAGTTTCGTTTACGTATCGCATTGCGTCTTTAAGAGCCAAGGCACGGAATGTTTCTTCACTACCAATGACTTCATCGGTAACGCCTAAGTACTTACCCAATCCTTTAACACGAGTAGTAAAATCTGCAAGAGGACCAGTTTCAATATCGTTTAACAAAGTATCCATCGCATCGTAACGACCAATGTCAGTATAAGCTTGCTTTGCAGCAGGATAGATGTCTTCATCACCTAACTTACGTAATGCCTCAATACGTCCTTTCTCACGAGCACCTTCTACGTCTTGTTGACGTTTAGCAAGGAATTCGTCAGTTTTGCGGGCTAAAGCATCTGCAGATGTTTCACCATAAGCGCCACCAATGCGAGTAAGTTTACCTACAGGATCTTCAGGAGCATCACCAACAGGAACAACATCGTAACGAACCTTACCAGTAGCAGGATCTCTTATTTGAGTTCCGCTATAGTAGTTTCCGTCACTATCTTTCCATTGAGTAGAAGAACCAAATTGTTGTTTGTCAATACCATACTTAGCATCACGTTTTGCTTTAGCTAATGTCAACAAATTAGTTGCTTGCTTAATCATTCCCATTTCCATGAGTCTTGAAGCTGCCTGAGAGATTCCCTCAGGAGTACTCATGTCAAAACCTTGTAGTGCTTGTTGTGCTGCCTGAGATTGCTGACGCAATTGAGCAACACGAGGATCCTCAGCAGTACGGGTAAACGCAGTACGCAAAGGCTCCATGCTCTTAAGACCAAAGTAAGTCGCACCCGGAGTCAAAGTTCCCTTAGAAACAAACTCCATTTCTTTTCGACGACGTTCTTGAGACTTCTCAAAAAGTTCACGTTGTAACTCTTCTGGAGTAGTTCCGAAGAGACCTTTAGTATCAAAGTATGCCATTGTGTCTCTCCTTAATTCCAGAACGGGTTACCACCACCAACGGCAAAAGCGTTAGTGCTGTTTACATTCTGTACGTCTGGAATACCGAACAAGCTAGGACCAGAACTATAGTAGTTATCGGGATTCTGCCATGAACCCGTGTAGCTCTTAGGTACTGCGTTTTTAGGGGTAAAGTAATCTTGAACACCCTGACCTATAGTATTAGCCAAATTAGCAGCTAATACAGACTCTGTAGTTTCAGCAAGTGGAACCATAGAAGTACCTGCTTTCATTGCAGCAGCTCTAGCACCTTCAAGATTCGCACCAAATTTAATCAATGCCTGCTCAATCTCATTAGGCTTCATGCCAAGCTCAAGCATCTTAGCCGCAGCACTTGACAATTGATTCAAGCGTTGAGTCTGCATCTGCTGACCTGCGCTGAGTGACTTGGTATATAGATCTTGAAGCATACTTGCTTGACCCGCAGCAAGACCATAAGCATCAGGATTGACCATGCCAGTTCCTGTAGGAGCACCTATCGCCTGTCCTGAAATCATTTGACCTAAACGACCAGTACCAAACATACGCTCTTGTGCTGCAATCTGCTGTTTAGCAAGCTCAGGACGTAATTGAGTTAGACCACGTTGATAGAATTCATCAGCGGCTGCATAAGGATCCTGTTGCGCTGCAGTAACATAATCTTGGAAAAGACCTCCTGCAGTACCTCCTCCTAATTCACCTAAGCCCTTAAGCCAATCTGGAATCTGAGCAGACCAATCGTAGCCATAACTACCCTCTGGCGTACCTGTGACACCAAAACCACCAGTACCTGTATAAGTAAATGGTTGAAATTCAGCACCCTCTACTTTAACAGGACCATAAGATGGTGCAGTGCCTCCATCGGGTCCAAACAATGCATTTAAACCGAATGAGGTAGCAGCACCGGCAACCGCAGCACCTATAGGCATAATAAACTCCTAAGTGAATCCATATCGTAATCGTAATAGTTAGTTGTTTGTATATTCATTTCTTTCAGTAACTCAGCTCTATCTGCGTCGTATCCTGTACCAATCAAATGTTTCCAAATATCTTCTAGTCTGTCGTTAATATCTTCAAACTTAATATGCAATCCTTCGATCTCATTTAGCTTCTCTTGAAGCCTATAGAAATACTCAGGATTGTCAACGTTGTAAACTTCTTTAGCAAACTCAATGGAAGTCTCAACGTCACTATCAATAATAACCTTAGGAGCCTTTGGAAACTCTTTGTTTATGTCTAAGAGCATAAGTCCTGTAGAACTATCGCCTTTAGCTTTCCCTAGTTTATTCTTGTAATCTTGTATTGTAGGGCAACCATTCATTCCTTCGTGGTAACAAAAGTTGCCTTGGTGTGTCAGAAAGTTAGCTAACCATGCTGTTCTGCTTCTCGGAAGTCCTATCACGAAGAAGTTCATTAATCACCACTTAACTTTATCTGCCCAATATGCAGCAGACATTTTACCTTTGCTAATGTTCTTAGCATGACGAGCCTTGAATGACTTCTGTCGTGCTTTCTCTTTAGACGTCTTGGGCTTACTTCCGGCACCTGAGACACCTTGTTGTCCAAAGCGAATAGTCTTAATCTTATCGCCTTCTTTGGCAACCACTACGTGACTCTTAGTGGGATGCGAAGGTGTGCGCTTGGGCTTGTTGTAGCCGCTTACGCCTGCTTTGGCAAGTCTTGAGTCTTTCTTAGTCGCCATTAGCTCTGTGCTCCTTCAATAGTACCTGCAGCAATCCAAGTAACGTTTGAGTTACCACTTACTGCTACACCTGCTGCACCTGCAGTACCATTAGCACGTACATAAGCATCAGCAAGACTACCGCTATATGAATAAGATCCTGCAGTTCCCACAGAACCTGCTGTACCCCAAGCACCGCCATCGCCACCATCGCCACCAGATGCAGAAGCGTAAGAGCCTTCACCTGACTGATACCCGTCAGTACCTGCAGTGCCTGTACCTGCGGCAGTATATCCTCTACCTTTACCACCGGCACCTCCATTACCGCCCGCAGCAAGCTGACCTTCACCGATAGTTACAAGACACCAAGCAATACCACCACCGGCACCACCACCGCCACCACCTGCGATTGTACCGTTAGTGTTGTCTACGCTAATAGCTACTGACGTAGATAACGCTGTGCCGCCATCGCCACCATTACCGCCGTAAACAGGACCAGAGAAGTTACCTGCAGTGCCTCCTGCACCACCTTTGCCTACAATGTAACCATTATTAACAATAGTAGCACCGTTAGTAAACGTGTCTGATGCTGTGATAGCTGCATTAGATGTTGAGGTAGAGTAAACATACACACCAGAATCAATAACAACTTCTAGTGGAGTACTCTCATCCCAACCATCAGCCACAGCATATGCATAGAGGTCAACATCAGCAGTGTCTGTATCAATAGTGACAACATACTTATTTGATGCACCGTAGAAATCTGATAAACTAATAGTGCCTGATGTAGGAATACCTACAGCAGCACCATAGAATTCACTGAGAGTATGAGGAGCAGTATCTTCAAACTCTACAGCAATATCATTTAAAGTAATTGCACCAGATTCTTGCAAAGCCATTAGATAGTACCGTAAGCAGTTACATCATGGACAGAAGTAATATGACCGTTTGATTCAATTTTAGCGACAGCAGTACCATTATATGAGAAGATCAAAGAAGTACCAGATACTGAAATAGTCCAATCACCGTAGGCACCTGAGATTGCTGAAGATACAAAAGCAGTAGTTGCTATCTGAGTTGTATTAGTACCTGAAGCTGCCGTAGGAGCCGCAGGAGTACCTGTGAATGTAGGACTAGCTAAGTCAGCTTTAGTGCCTACAGCAGTTTCAAGTGCTTCAAACTCATCATCAATCTCAGTACCTTTGATTACCTTGAGGGGATTGCCCGATGCCAAGCTATCCTTTGAAGCAAAGTTAGTTGATTTAGAATAGTTAGACATTAGTTAAGTCTCCCCTGTTTTACATACAGGTCAATCTGTTGAATGTTTAGGAATCCACCGTCAATAGTAGACTCAAAGCCTAGTTGAATTACAAATCCTGAGCCACCCGCAGGAATACGAATGTTGTCAATCAAAGAACCACCTGAGTACTCTGTTGTAAAGTCTGCTGATTTTACATAACCAGTTACTGCAGTACGTGTTCCATCATCTTGAGCATAATAATAGCCATCATCATCGCTCCAAATTTTAAACTCAGTGTTATAGCTATTGTCAGCAGCACCTTGAACTACAAAATCTACAGTAAAATGTTCATGTGTAACTGGAACGACTTTACCACCAGTAGTGTAAGCACCATAGCCTGTTGAATCAGTACTATCTAAAGTAAAAGTGTCAGCGTCAACTACAGTGACAGTATAAGTATCACTATTTAATTCAGTCATTCCTTCAACTTGTTCAAAAGTAACTAAATTACCGGTAGTTAGACCATGACTTGTTGCTGTAATTTGACAAGGATTAGCTTGAGTTGCTGCTGAAAGTGATACTTTTGTTCCTAATAATACCGCAGTGACAGTATCTGCTGCTTGAGAAACTGCTGAAACGTTTGTACTTAAGCCATATTTGTCAACATTATATTCAGATACAGTACCTTCTTTAATAGTTAGATTGTAAGAAGTATAAATGTCTTCGTAGTCAGTACCTATCTTACCAACAAACTTCTGACCTGTAGATCCAATTACAGTAGCAGCTACGTTCTTAACTATCTTGATCATGTTTTGCATACCAAAATCAAAGTAGTTAGTGTAGTATTGCATTTGATACGAACTACCATTATCTTGATAGCCGGTATACTCAGCAATACCATGCGTATTTGTCATGTACAAAGAACCGTCAAAAGAAAGCCAGTTAGTGTGTGTCAAACCATTCCAACGAGTTACACGAGCACTTCCATTCTGTAGCGGCGCTCTCATGTCAAAACAATACACTGTTTGATTTTCTGGAATTGCAAGTAAATAGAATGCAAAATGATCTGAGTAAACTGCACGAATATTGTCTTTGTTAGCACGAGATACTTCATCAACTAAGGTATCACGAATGTTACGTGAAATGTCACGCATTGGCTGAGACTTCTCTTGAATGGTACGACCTAAAGAACGTACACCAGATTCTGACAAGAAAAGAATATCAGTACCAGTATTAGCAATAGTGTCACGAGCGATACAACCAACACCGTTAATAACTTCTACAAGCTGTAAGCTAGTTGGAGATAGATATTTCTTGTTAGCATCACTATCACCCATAACAATAATATTATTCTTACAGAAGATGATTAAGTAGCCATTGTGAGCACCTAAGCCTACAATATCATCATTACCTTTGACAAGAATACTTGAAATATTTAAAGAACCTGCAGTACCTGAGTTCCAATCAGTACCATCAAGTAAGTCTGACCAATAAACTGTAGTTTTATTATCGTTTGTGTCAGCAGCCCATAGGCGACCATAAGCAGATAAGACAGCATTTGCTGATGGTGGTGTTCCCTTATCCCAAGTAGATGTAATAGTACCTGTTGGGTTTGAAGTAGGAACTGTTAGAACTTCATAGTAATATGAATCATTATCAATAACGACAATATCAAAAGTTCCGTTGAAGTCCGACGGAGTAGCTCCGCTAATAGTGATTTCGTCGCCAGTAATAAAAGGATGTCCTGAGTGACTTACAGTAGCTTCTTTTGTACTAGCTATAAGAGTACCAGTAGCATCTTGAGTAGGGATGCTGCTCATTACATAGTAATAGCTACTTGGGCTAATGACTTTAATTTCAAAAGTACCGTTATAGCCTGCTTCATTAGCACCACTAATGCGAACTTCTCGATTCTCAACAAAATCATGATTCGAGTGAGTTACAACAGCAATCTTAGTATTAGCTTCAGTAGTGCCTGTGGCATCACCACTAGGTGAGCTAGACATCGTATACTCATAAGTATCATCGTCTAGCACTGTAATAGTGAACGTACCATTGTACTGAGTTTCATTAGCACCACTAATGACTACTTCATCGCCAGTAGCAAGTCTGTGATTTACGTGTACTGAAGTTGCCACTGTTCCTGAATTAGTCAAAGTAACTGAGCTTGTATTAGCTATAGTAACTGTTGAACTATTATTGATTGTAACAGTTGCTGAATTTGTTGCTGAAGTTACATCATCTAAAACACCAGTAGTTGGGTTAAAGTATAATGGTTCGTGTCCACGTTGAAACAAATAAGCTGCATCATTAAGTGTAGCTGCTTGCCAGTTTCCGGCAGTAGGTGTAGTACCTGAGTTAGTTACAGCTTCTAAGTTATCTGATGCGTTTACAACATAAAATGAATCTTCAGTCCATGCACCGAAATATTCATCACCGTTAATATCAACAAAACGATGCATACCAAGAAGATCAACTTGAGATGTAGGGTCAGTTTGATGTATATACTGCCAACCCTTACGAGCACCTATGCGACCACCTTCGTCAATGATACAGTTCTCAGCACTACGAGCAAACTTAGGATCCAGAGTTACCTCTGAGTCCATAGTGTTTAAACCGAAGAATGCCGGTGCAGTGATTGAAGCTGTGCGTAATGGAGCTACCATTGATTATACCGCCGCAAAGATCAGTTCTTCTGGGTGACGTGCAGAGTCTAAAGCAATTGCATCTGACAAAGCACGAGCTGCTGTGTTGTAAGCTGATTGAGCTGACTGACCACCGTCTTCACCACGTTCTTCTACAGCTTTAGCATATGCAAGCATTTGAACTGCATAAGGAGGCACTGTAATATTATCAGCGTCTGCTGTAAATGTAGGATTACGTTTGATCATGTTAAAACGAATACTATATACACCGTCAGGTTTAGGATAAATATCCACCTGAGTATCACCATCGTTACTTACACCGTTCCATGAGTAGTACTTAGGTGCTCCCGAAACAGGAGTCTGATTTAAATACCAGTTATCGAACTGATGAGCAGTCTTGTATTCCATGAAGTCATTAGCAGTATCATTAATGACATTCAAGATCTCAAAGTCGTTACCAGTACCGTTCAACTCGTAGCTAAAGACACCAGAAGAAGTACTAGCAGAAACTGTAGTGCGTAAGGCAGACCAATCCCAAGCACGTTCTACTTCTTTGTTGGCATCGTTAACTAACTGACCAATCAATTTAGAATATGCTGTTTCGTTGACCGTAGATACTTCACGCTCTCTAAGTCGTAGTAAGATATTATTAACTAATTCTAGATAGGTCATCTATAGTATTCCTATGAATCTAATGTGTTTATTATAGCATATTTTTAACGAAAAATCAACCCCTGCGACGAGATTGAGATGCTTTAATAGCCTTCATTTGTTTAACTGCTTTGGACTTCTGAGAGTAGCATTTGCCACTCTTGCCATATTTAGTACCTGATTTGCCCTTAGGGGTCTTACATTTCATTAAAGGCATTTTTATCTCTTTATTGGTTTCTTGCCAAAGATAATTCGGAAGAAGTTGA